TAGTATTAAGGGGAAAATCCCGTTTCCAGTTTCCCCCTACCGGGTACCACGTTTGCACCACTGCAACACCCAATCACGCGACCGCCTGCCGGGCACGCATATATTAACAAATATGAACTCTATTAACAAAATATTAACTTCCTCACCTTGTTCATCGTTTACAATTCAGTTACAATTTAGTTACAAAATAAGCAAGAATTGCCGCCCCGTTTGTGGTACAATATATGCACAAGCAAGGGAACAGGCGCGGGCATGAGACAGCCCCACCGCCGCCCCTTCCTACGTTCATTGACAACTAAACCCCGCCGCCCTTCCTCTGGCAGGCGGACAAATCACCCTGACACCGGGCGCATGAACCCGTCTTCAGGAGAATGAGAGGAAAAACCGCATGAAGAATATTTACTTGCGCGTAACGGATACTAACACGAATAACGTCCTATGCGCGGCATCATGGTCTGAAAAAGACGGAGAAGGGTTCGCTGACCTCTTAACGATTTTTTCTGAAAAGAAACCGCGCTTGCATTCAGACGAAAAACTGTGCGACAATTGCCGCAATACTATCAATCCGGAGCGACTTTCTAACGACTGTTTTTCGTTCACTGTATCGCCCATATATGGGCGGGTTGATGTATATTGTATCTATCGGGTGGACGCGCCGACAGGTCCGCGCCTGTATTCCGTATTACTTTGTGAAATTTGACCACGAACCCGCTCCGGCTACCTTCAGCCGGGTGCGGGACTTATCCCGGCAACCGGGCGCACGAACCCATCGCCGGGGGAAAGAAGGAAAAATACCATGGCAGAACGCAACATTACTCGCACAATCAAGTCGACAGTATTTGAAATTATTGGACTTGACCTGCACACCATGCAACCCCGTACTATCACCACAACCCGCACTGGCTCAAACATTGACCCGCTGAAAGTCCTTGAAGAAACGCGGCGCGGCATGGTCGGTGACTTTGCCCCGGCATTTATCACGAACCAGACTGAAACGGAAAACCTCTACAGTATGCCGGAAACCCTGTTTTTGAAATACGCCGTAAAGGTAGACCGCCCCGCGACCACGGCGGACACGAACCCCGTCGACTGAATCCACGCACCCGCCCCGGCAACCCTCTAAAGCCGGGCGCGGGACTTATCCCGGCAAAGGCGCACGAACCGACCGCCGAGAGAATGAGAGGAAAACCCCATGAAAAGTAACCTTAAGTTTGCCCCGTATGCCTCCGCCCGCGTTGTACACTATGACAGCCCCCGCGCCGTTTCGTTGGTGTCCTACAATACGCGGGTTCTTGACTTGCTCTACGACACCGACACGCCCGAACCCGTTCTAAAGGTTCGCGGCACGTGGTCGGTCACAACTCAAAGGCATATGCGCGCTTTCATCCGTGAGTACATCGACGCAGACCCGTCCGCCGTGATGAAAGCAATACGCGCTGTAACACGCACCGCCGTGTTTGTTGTCCAGCTGTCCAGCGTCCGCATAGAATACGACCCGACCATGCCACCCCGCTATTGATTCATCCAGTCAAGTGACCGCTTAACCCCGTCAAGCTATGGTTTGACGGGGTAAAGTCATACCCTGACGTTTTCAGCTGATTTGTTCATCCAGTCACCCGACCGCCTGACCCAGTCACCCGACCGCCTGACCCAGTCACCCGACCGCCTGACCCATTCACCCGACCGCCTGACCCATTCACCCGACCGCCTGACGCAGTCACCCGACCGCATGACCCACATAAGGGGGGTAAATTTCCTGCTCCAACCTTCCTGCGCTCTCCTGCTCTAATTTTATCTGCATTTCCACCATATTTTCACTTCGCTCAAAACAATGCCTTTTTTACCTAACACCTGCCAAAATTTTAAAGGAGCAAAAAACCATGCCGCCCAAAACACGCCTTTTATTTTTCAAGAAAGCCAATGCCTACGTTCTTCACCACTCACCAGACAACACGCGCTCTACTCCCTGCACAGTCCTGTATTCCTACGACCGCCCTGCAATATCATACTATCCATTATCTGGGCAAATAATTTTCTACCCCACCCTTTCAGCTTGGACACTACGCCACGCGCGAGCATTCTTTGCAGAATATGTAGGGCTTCAAACAGACGCCATTATCTCTGCAATAAAATTCATGCAATCCAACCCCGCTTCCTTATCGGTAACAATCACAACCACAAACGACACCGTGGGTAACCTTACAATATCTCCAATCTAACATACAGGCTCCTAACCGAGCCTTATGCAAGCGACCGTTCCCGTGTTCCTCTCATTCACGGCGTAGGTTCAACTCCTGCGGCTTGCACCATAACTAAATACGAAAGGAGGTATACCGAAATGCGCAAGCCTGTAGTTTCCCGAACTCTTACCCTTACAGAAGGAACAATCCTTGTAGCTGACAGCGAAACCCGCGCAATGGTTGAAACAGAATTTCACCTTGTAGACAATTTCAAGAACAACGATGAAATTCTCCGAGCAATGCGCCGTTACTACAAAGCACTTGACCAGGACAAACGCTACACCCCTATCCGAGTAGTGACCAAAACCATAACCACTACCCGGCGTTTCATGACAGTTCAAGACTTCTACGACAAATCCAAACCCATGTAACCCGCTTCCCAAAATCCCAAAAATTCAATAAACGAAAGAGGTAAACAAAATGGAAGGCTATTCTGCAAAAATCGTCAATTCTTCTCGTCCCCTGACTGCCCGTGAGCGCATCATGATGAAGGACACCACGGATGCCGCTCAAATCAACGCCGCGCTGAAGAACGGCAGTGTCGAATTTTCTCCCGTCCTGTGGGCAGACGTTGAGATTCACAACGAGCGCTCCGAGAACAAGGACTACAGCACGCTTGTTGTCCTTGCTTCTGACGGCACGAAGTATTACACTTCTTCTCCGTCTTTCAAGGAAGCATTCATCGACATTTTCACCGAGATGGTTTCCGAGGCGGGAGAAGCGGAGGAGTTCACCGTTCGCGCCTACACCGTTCCCTCAAAGAATCAGCAGGGTTGCTTCATTACCTGCTCCATTCTCTAAACAAACTTACAGCCCCGGCTAACTACCGGGGCTTTACTGCAAGGAGGAACACATGGCAAAACGCCATTCCTTTACAAAGCGGCAACAGCAGTGGTATTATGAGGAATCTCTTGCACGACACAGAATATCTGATTTCGAGTACAGACACAAAGTCTCCATTCCTGACCTAATAGGTACACGTCCTTCGCGTGTCACAAAGGAAGAGATTGAGCGTTTGCGTTCAATAACAGCAGAATCATTTACCCTTGAAAACGGTCACTTGATTCTTACGCCTGAACAGCTTCGTATGGCTCAATCAGCAGGAGCGCAAGCCCCACAGGAAACTGACATGGTTCTGACAGAGATTGACCGCATGATTTCGTCCATGTACAACGACAGCCCTGCTAACCGTGAATATGCGAAACTTATCCGTACAGCCTTTGATAAAGCAATAGCAGAGCGTGGACGCCCCGCTGTAGCAGAGACAGCACGACAGCAGAGTTTGCTGGAGGAAGTTCGCATAATCATGGGGTATCAAGACGTAGACCGTAAACGTCAACGCCTTGCAGGTTTCATCAACGCCCTTTTTGCCCGCCCCCTTTCAGCCGAAGAATTTGAAATGTTTTCCGGCAGATTTTCAGACGCGCAAGAGGAAGATGAAGGTGACAGTTATGAGCAAACAGTGTCAGACAAACGTGCAGGCTATATTGCGGCATTTAAGGCTGAACACAGAGAAGTGTCTGCAAAGAGTAAACTGGAAGCCAAAGCCAGCAAACTTGTTTCAATGTATGGAATTACAAAGGATTCCCCTGAATACAAAACTGTATATGATGCCGTGCTTTACACTTTGATGGACACATACGGAGATGTAAGTTCAGGCGAAGCCGAAATAAAAAAGATATTGGAGGATGAACAATGAAACTTGAAGATTTGAAGATTGGTGCAGTCATAATGCACGCTGACGCGAGAACAAACCCCATTCACACAGGCACGATGTATATCGTGCTTAAAATTGACAAAGAGCGTGAGGATATTGAGGTTTGTTGCGTCAATTGTCAGATTGGCACAGCTATTGGCGAAGTTCGCCATATTTCAACCCGTAGCATTTCCGAGTACAATATGCTCTTTCAAATCCTTATTGCGCCTCCCGCAGTCAGTTCAAATCCCACAAACCCTTCAAAAGACCTTTACCTTCGTTGGGGATTTGTCAGAAAATCTTCCCTTGGCAAGATAGGTGAAAAAACGCCCTACAAACTTGAGAACGGACGCAACTTGGTTGTCGGCGACACAGTTAAAATAAGCCGTGAAGGAAAGGAATATGGTGCCTGTCTTGTTGTACATGATTCAACCGATGGCTATTATATCATGGGCATTGCGGCTGATTGCAATGACAGAAAATGCGAAATAAAGCACTGGAATGTAACATTGGAAAGCGGATTCTATAATCGCTTAAAAGGAGATACTTATACCGTTGGTAATAGCAGTGCCGTTATCGAAGTCGTTGACTTCAAGTCCGAAGAAGAATGACCCTTCTAACCCGCCGCAGGCTTGAAGCGTCGAGAATGCCGCTACCTTGTAGCGGACTTTGAGACAACGGTATACGAAGGACAGAAGGACACACAGGTATGGGCGGCGGCAAGTGTGGAGCTTTTCGCGGAAGACGATTCTGTAGTCATTCACCACTCCATTTCAGAACAGTTTGAATACTTTACGTCCTTGTCCTGCAATCTTGTAGTTTACTTCCACAATATGAAATTTGACGGCTCATTTCTTCTGTCCTATCTTCTGATAGACAGAGGTTTCAAACAAGCCCTTGAAAAAGACGAGAAGGGAGGGGAATACTGGTTGCATGACAAGGATATGAAGAACAACACTTTCCGATACAGCATATCCGACATGGGGCAATGGTATACAATCATTGTAAAGATAAACGACCACTTTATCGAGTTCCGCGATTCACTAAAACTTCTTCCCTTCTCCGTTCGGGAAATAGGCGATAGCTTCGGCACAAAGCATCATAAGTTAGACATGGAATATAAGGGCTTCCGTTATCCCGGTTGCGAGATAACACAGCAGGAACAACAGTACATAGCTAATGACGTTCTTGTTGTAAAAGAAGCCCTTGAAATTGTGTTTCTACAAGGACACAAAAAACTAACAATCGGCTCATGTTGCCTTGATGAATACCGGAAGATTATCGGCTATTTCATGTACAAGGACCTGTTCCCTGACCTCTACAAAATAGAGATTGATGAAAAAATCTATGGATACAAGAACGCAGGCGAGTATATCCGCAAATCCTACCGTGGCGGCTGGTGCTACTACGTAAAAGGTAAGGAAAACAAACTGCACTACAACGGCGTAACAGCAGACGTAAATTCTCTATACCCCTCCGTCATGAGTTCCGAAAGTGGCAGTGTCTACCCCGTAGGAGAACCAACCTTTTGGAGAGGAAATTATATCCCCTTTGAAGCACGTGGCTCAAACAAGTATTTTTTCGTCCGTGTAAGAACACGTTTCTACTTGCGCGAAGGATACCTGCCTTTCATTCAAATCAAAAACAACCTTCTCTACAAGGCGACAGAAATGCTTGAAACTTCCGACATCTTTGACGGTTCAACTGGGGAATACTTTCCGTACTACTATGGCACAGACGGACAACTAAAGGAAGCAACTGTTGAAATGACCTTGACCTGCACAGACTTTCAGCTAATACAAGAACACTATGACCTTGTTCATTTCGAGATTCTTGACGGCTGTTATTTCAAAGCACGAAAAGGCATTTTTGATAAGTACATTGACAAGTATCGCAAGATAAAAATGGAATCAGAAGGGGCAGTGCGAACACTTGCAAAACTGTTCCTGAACAACCTCTACGGCAAAATGGCATCCTCCCCTGATTCCTCTTTCAAAGTTGCCTCCGTAAAAGAGGATGGTTCTCTAACCTTCCGAGTGGTTCATCAAGAGGACAAAAAGCCGGGATATATAGCAGTAGGTTCTGCTATTACTTCCTATGCCCGCGAATTTACAATCCGGGCGGCACAGAAAAACTATCACGGCGTAGACAAACCCGGCTTTATCTATGCCGACACAGACAGTATTCACTGCGACCTTCCAGCTTCCGACCTTGTTGGAATAAAGACGCACAAGACAGCGTTCTGTTGCTGGAAGATAGAATCAAGTTGGGACGTGGCGTTGTTCGTGCGACAGAAAACCTATATTGAACACGAAGTAGCGCACGATTTGAAGCCACTGCCTGAACCCATATGGAACGTAAAATGTGCAGGTATGCCGGAGCGTTCAAAACAGCTTTTCATTGCTAACATAACAGGCTTTGACATTACAACCAAAGAAGATAAAGACGAAGAAGAAGTCAAATTCATAGATAGCTTATCAGACGAAGAACGAAAATTCTTTAGAAAGAAGCTGGAACTTGAGGACTTCAAAATTGGTCTAAAAGTGCCGGGCAAACTTCTGCCGAAGCATATTCCCGGCGGTGTCTTGCTATGTGAAACTACGTATGAAATGAGGGATAACTGAATGAACAATGCAATATTGTTCAAAAAGTATTGCTATTGCTACAGTAACTTGACTACACCGAGAATTATAATCCGAACTATTTACGGACTTAGAATAATCTATAAATGCAAAGGATAGTGAACTGAATGGCCATTGAAAAATTTATCGCAATGCATTGCTGTTCTTATGGAATGCACATAAGCGAACCTTGCGACCGAAAACTTATTCTTAATAGACTTTATGGGCGTACAGCAACGTGGAAAATAAAGGACAATGACGATGGGAAAAAGAAGCGCGTTTGAAAACAGACTTGTTTGCGTTGCAGTAAACGGAGCGTTGCGTGGTTCACAGAATCTACAGAAGCATAAAGCGAACAAACGCAAAGAGCCTTCGGAGGAAACGCAAGAGGAAATAGACGTATGTCTGAACTGCACAGAAAAAAGGTGTCCCGGCTCTCGTAAATGTATGCTGGAACACCTTCACAAAAAGGCATAAAAATTTCACCCCCGCAGGGATTACTCCTTGCGGGGGCTTTTTATATCCGTAACTTGCGAACGACAGAAGCGGTTAGCAAAACCGACACAGATACAGGACGCATAATTTCAGCGTTGCTTCCCTGCTCTGACAGCAATCGAAACGCAAGAGGATATCAGTATGAAAGAGCGGCAAGAACAGCCGCCTTGCAAGACAAATCCTTGAACCTATAGCAACCTCTTTCAAAGAAATACCTTTGATTCTGCAAGAACAAGTCATTGCGTTTCAGCATGACATAATTCACCCTATGGTCGTCTGTAGTAACAGCCAATTTAACGGGGAAGGTCATATCGGCTCTATCGTCACAGTAAATAACGCCCTCTGCGTCAAAACTGCGTATTGCATAGTCCTTCCCCTCGTATCGCAAAGTAGCAAGATAGCGTCCATGCCCTTCCGGCTTTTCGACAAAGGTTTTATTGTCGTTAAGGTAGACGCTTTGCGCAGAATACGCGACATATTTATTAGCACCGAATGCCCGGTTGAATCCACTTTCAGCCTGCGCTTTAGAAGCCGCCTCATTGAAGCCCTGTTCAAGCACAAAGCCGTCCCCCTTAAGAAACTTAGTGTCAACCTGCAACCTGTTCGATATGCCCATTTCAATATAATACGGATTCAGCAAAGTGACAGGGTTTGAAAGCATATATACCGGAACATACCTTAACTGTTTTCCCTGTCCTCTTGCCACAGACGTATGAACGGAAATAAACTTCTGTACCTCATTGGGGCAGTAGTCATTATTTTCGCTCTGAAATTCATCGAACATCATTCTATCCACATCACTAAAAATATGCGAATATTTCTTGATAGAATCTGCGGAGTTAAGAGGAACGGCGTACCCGCATGGTTTATCATTTATAAAAAGTTCATGAAACACGCCACTTGCACGCTTCTGGCTTTTCATCTCCGTACCCTGAAAGAACAGCCCCCGGATATCCTTATAGAACTTGTCCGCGCATTCATCCAGTTCGTACTTGTACCGGTACAACAGCATGAACTTCGACCCGCTGTCATTGAATCTATTGACGCACAAACGGCTGAAATACGTGGTCTTTCCTCCGGTTCTGTTGGTGGTAACAATGAAAATCTCCGGCTTCTTCCCATTCAAGTCATTCATAGACAAAAGCCTTGTACCGTCATAGTATACGCCCATGCTTCCTTTCGCCCTCCTTTCCGTATCTCTATTATAGCACAAGTGTAGTCCATTGTCAAGCAAAAAGTGAATTTACCAAAAGTTAAATTATTGCGACTTGACAATTCACCTTTACCATGCTATACTATAGTCAAAGAAAGGAGGGATTTCTGTGGATACCATTATGACCATGATTTCCAACGTTGGTTTTCCCATTGCCGCCTGTTGCGGTCTGATGTTCTTCATCAACACCACAATAAAAGAATTGCGCACGACTATCCAGCAGAACACGCTTCTGTTGGAGAAAATCAGCGCTTTTCTTGAAAAGGAGGAAAAGCACGATGGCAAGGAGAACTGACAGCGAACTGCTTCAGGCAATCGGTGACGCGCTACCTGACGCCACAACCGATGAAGCAATCGCACTGCTGACTGACGTACGGGACACCTTGTCCGGCAACGCAAATTCTGCTCAAATTGAGCGGGACTATCAGCAGAGAATCGAGGAACTTGATTCCTCTTGGCGCAAGAAATTCAAGGAAACATTCTATGCGCCTGTCGATGAATCCCGTGGTGGTAAGGGCGAGGAAAAAGAAAAGCCCAAAACAAGGTATGAAGATTTGTTCAAGGAGGGAAATTAAGTGGCAAGAAAAATCAATTCTACGCTAAATGCAAGTATGCTTGACATTCTGAATGTCATACGTGCCAACGCCCCGCTGGAATATCAGTCCGCAGTGCCGCAGGTTGCAACTGTTGACGATATCCCTGTAGTAGGCGAAATTATCTACGGTTCTCCTGCGCTGTCGAATACGTTCATCAACGCACTGCTCAACCGTATCGCGCTTGTAAGGATTCAGAGCGCAACGTTCAACAACCCGTACCGCGACCTAAAGAAGGGCTATCTTGAATTCGGTGAAACTGTTGAAAACATTTTTGTCGAGATTGCGCGCGTCCGCACTCTTGACCCGGAGAAGGCTCCTGCCCGTGAGTTCGCAAGAACTATCCCGGACGTAAGAAGCGTTTTCCATGTTATCAACTGGAAGGTGCAGTACCCGCTTACTATCAGCGACTATGACCTGCGGACGGCGTTCCTTTCCGCCGATGGTCTGAATGGCTTCATTGCGAAGCTGGTTGACAGCATTTACAAGGCGGCAGAGTATGACGAGTTCCTGCTGTTCAAGTATATGCTTATCAAGGCAATTTCCCACGGTAAAATCAAGACGGTTGCCTTCGATAGCGCAGACCATTCTTCTGCCGCTATTGAGTTCCGTGGAAAGTCTAACCTGATGACTTTCCTGCGTCCTGATTTCAACGAGGCAAAGGTAAAGAATGACTGCCCGAAGGAAAGACAGCAGATTTTCATGGACAGCAAGTATAATGCTGAATATGACGTGAAGGTTCTGTCTGCGGCATTCAACATGGAGAAGGCTGATTTCATGGGGCGCCTGCGTCTGATTGATGACTTCACCACGTTTGACAATGAGCGCTGGAACACTATCCGCGCTGAAAGCAATCAGGTAGAGGAAGTTACCGCTGAAGAACTGGCGGTTATGGCGAACGTAAAGGCTGTCCTTATTGACGAGGATTGGTTCCAGATTTACGACCACTATACGAGACTGGGTACGACCCCTGTCAATTCTGGTGACTACTGGAACTACTTCTACAACGTTAAGAAGGACGTTTCCCATAGTCCTTTCGCAAACGCTATTGTGTTTGTCGATGATGGCGCTGCTATCACTCCGGCGGACAAGTACACTGCGGAAGTAGTTGCAAAGGATGTGGCTGACGTTGGCACTGTCATTACGCTGAATGCCAAGCAGTCCGCAAGCAATGACGAAGCCGCTACGCTCAAGCCCGGTACTGTTATCTTCAAGCAGACGCTTGACGCTGTTCAGGCAAAGGTGGCTGTTCAGAGATACGGCGTGTATATCTATCCCGCAAACGCAGGCAGTGTATCTGTCGAATGTGAGATTGGCGGCGTTGAATATACCTACGCTACCGGGACTTCCCAGTATACTGCCGGGAAGATGGCATCTACTGTCAATGTGGGGGACACCCTCCAGCTTGTCAAGAAAACCATGCTGTCCTGACAGTAAAATTTCAGCCCCGGATGAAATATTCCGGGGCTTCTTTGTTAAAAGGAGGTGAATTTTATGCCTACACCCAATACAGTAGTAAAGATATTGAAGGGGATAGAACTTGATAGGGATTTGGAGAATACCTATAGGTTTGCGTCTCTTTCAGCACAGCAGAATTTCTTTTCTTCACCTAAAAGAGTTAAGTTTCAGTTGGAGAATTTGCAGTATTTGAGGACAGGAGAAAATTCCATAAAGGTGGAAAAAGATACTGCGTCTTTGTATGACTGCAATTATCTCATGTTTCAAAATACAGGATATATGGACGCAAGTGGCAGGACACGCTGGTTCTATGCGTTTATTGACAGAGTGGATTATGTCAACGAAGCAACGAGTGAAATTTTCTACACTATCGACCCTATGCAGACTTGGCTGTTTGATTTCAAGTTTGCTGCCTGCATGATTGAAAGGGAACACGTGAGGGATGATACAATTGGCGCTAATATCGTGGCAGAGCCTGTTACAGCTGGTCAATACATTAAAGTTGTAGAAGCATCACAGCCATTTAACTCTTATAGGGCTATGCTTGTTTTGAGCAAACCGTTTCCAATAGACACTACTTTGACAGCATCGAAAAAGTTTGACGTGACTACAGCAAAAATAAAAATTTCAAGCGAAGTTTCGGTCGATTTTAGTTTCAGAACTCCTACACCGATGGCTGGTTTTTCTTCGCCGTATAACAAGGACATCGTTCTAAAGGAATGCTTTGAAAGTACCTCTAACGGAATATTGCCTACTAATTTCTCATGGTATGCTGACGTGCCGTGTAGCAATGTTTCTTCGACTGGGGATTTTTCCACAAGCAACGAAATGCTTGATTTGGCAGGAGACGAGAAAAAATATTACTCAATAAACACACTGCTAACATGGATAGCTAATGGAAATATACAAGGTTTGACCGCGGATGACATAGTGTGCGTATTGATATACCCGGATTTTTTCACAAATGGCACTCATGCGTCTACGGGGATTCGCGGCGGATTCGGCAAGAAGGAAGTAGAATATGTTCTTGAAACAAGTCAACCTTTTAGAGGAAAAAGAGTTTACGCCCCAAAGAATAATAAACTATTTACTTCACCATTTACAAGATTGATAGCAAGCAATAAGGCTGGCGTTCAAGCGGAATATAGACCTGAATGGTTTTCTAACCCATTCAAACCTACTTTTACCATGTATTTCTATCTTTCCGGAACTCCGACTTGTTGTCTTTATCCACTTGGCTATATGGGAGAAGGGAAGATAGAAAACGCCGTCACAGCTTGCTATGACATGGAAATACCATATAAAGGGAATGCCTATGCCGAATATATCAGAGCAAACAGAGGTAAACTTGTTTCGTCTGCTCTGAACTCTGTCGTATCTGCTGGCGCGGCTGTTGCAGTTGGAAAGTTCGGTGGCTCTGTTCTTACCGGAAGCACGGTAGAAACTATGAAGGAAACAGCGAGGAATCCGGCTACTGGGCGGCAGGTTACAACAGGTACTTTGCGGCAGACACGGACAGAAACCACAACGCAGAAAGGTGGTGCTGGTGAGCAAATAAGGGCGGGGGCTGGCGGTCTTTCTTCAATGATTGACATTGTCGGCACGCTATACGACTTGCATCAAGCACCTGCTCCTGTATATGGAAACATGACAGCCGCAGATATAATGGCACAGCTGAAACAGAACGACATCGTTGTTTATCGTGAATCAATTGATTCCGAAACTGCCGAAACGATTGACAATTTCTTTACCTATTATGGGTACGCTGTAAAGAAGGTAAAACAGCCGGGCGTTTACAACCGTCATTATTGGCAGTATATCAAAACATGTGGTTGCAACCTGCATAATGCAGATGGGTATTCCGACCATGTAAATGTAAACGTCAACTATAGCACTGGCATGAGCGCGGCAGATATGGAGACGCTTGAAAAAATCTTTGACAGGGGCATTACGTTGTGGAATCAGGATGTACAGATTGGAGACTACACGCTTGATAACGGAACGCTAACAAGTATTGCTCTTTCAGATGCCGCCCTGTTTGACGGCAACCCCAGAGCTGACACTCCTCTTGCCAATAGCACGCGTGCTATACGTCTATATTATTCCGATGACGGCGGGAAAGTTGAAACTGTATTGCCGGGCGACCGTTCTGTTTCGTGGGAAGTAAAAACGGGCGTCAGTGATGACAGTTATGTAAAGGCAGACAAAGTTGTCGAAGGAACGCACTTCTACAGAGTACGAATTGCTGACCTTGTTTCAGAAGGAAAGGAGATAACAAGTGCATGAGTAAAAATAAGCAATGGGACTGCGACCCTGTAGCCCCGCCTATACCTTCTCTTGACGAACTGGCAAACGGTTATACGTACATTCAGTATTACAACCGCCTTTGCGAGTTGTCCATGAGTATGTTTGAGTGGACAGGACTTCCCGATACTTGCGACAAAAGATACCTTGAATTGACGTTGTTCAGAATGGGGCAGGCTGTTTTCTTCAAGGACGATGTGATGGGCTTCCTTGGGCTGCCCGTTGCAGGGAGTGGCACGCTTGATTTGTATCAAGTGCCGACACGGAGAAGGGCTTACGCTGACAATGGGTACAATCATGAATTGGATGAAAGCAATAGCGTTATTATTTTCAATAACTATATGCGGACAAATTCAATGCTGGATGTACGTATGTTCAGCGCAAGGCTGGCTGACCTTGACAGAACGATTGACATAAATGTAAAAGCGCAGAAATGCCCAGTGCTAATACTGTGTGACGAGAAGGAAAGAAACAGCTATATCCGGATGTATCAGAAGTGGATGGGCAACGAGCCAATGATTATTGGTTCAAAGTCTTTGTCCATGGACAATGTGAAAACCCTTGACACTACTGCTCCGTATGTTGGCGACAGGCTTTACGAACTCAAAACACAGATTTGGAACGAGGCGCTTACTTATTTGGGCATTCCGAATATCGGCAATGAGAAGCGGGAAAGAATGGTAAGTGACGAAGTCGCAAGGAATCAGGGCGGCACGTTCGCAAGCAGATATAGCCGCCTGAATGCCCGGCAAGAAGCTTGCGAGAAAATCAACAGAATGTTCGGGCTGAATGTGTGGTGCGAGTACAAGGATATGAGCGCAGAACTGGGCGTTGAGTTCCGAAGCAGTGAAACGTTAGAGGAAGGAGGTGAAGATAATGAGTAAGTACACTATGGAAGTTAGGTATATCTGCGAACAGCTTGCTAATGCTACGATTGAGACACAAGTCGGAGATGTGCCGGGAATTATAGAAAAAGCCGCGCCACAGATTTTTGATTTCGATTTTCCTATTTGGAATGAGGACTATAGGAAAACGTTGGAAGAGAAAATCCTGCTTCACTTCTATATGCGGGAGATTGGACAGGAAACTGTAGGCGAGTGGAAGTTGAGGCTCATGCAGACGCTTCAAGATATTATGCCGGAAATGAATGAGTTGTACAAGAGCGTGGAGTTCAAGTATGACCCTCTGACTGATATTGACTATACAACTGACACGAAGGGCGACACGGAAGCCAACAGCACAAGGAATACCAATGTGACAGAAGGAATGCAGAGAAATGAAACAGAAAATACGGCAGATAGCGGAACGAATACAGAAACGTCTAACAGTGATAACAAACAGACTTTCAGCGACACTCCGCAGGGCAATTTGGAAAATGTTTGGAACGGGACGTATCTCACGACAGCAAATCGAAACGTTGGAGACAACACTACAAAGAATACTAACAAGGCAAACCGAGATACTACAAGAGGTGCAAGCGTTGACAGCACGAGAACAGGAAGCGAAGCCGGAAATGACAAAACAAAACGAACCCTTGTGTCAAGAGTGTACGGAAAAAGTAGCTTCCGAAGCTACGGGAGATTGATTCAGGAGTTCCGGGAAAATATCATGAACGTGGATAAGCTGGTGTTTGAAAAGCTGGAATGCTGCTTTATGCTGTTGTATTGAAAGGAAGGGATGAAGAAT